GCGTCCCGGCCTGGTTCGCCAGCCCGGTAAAGTTTTCGCCCACACCGTTGCCGTTAAACAGTTGATCCTCCAGGCAGTCCACCAGGTCCTCGCGCAGCTCCTGGTCGATGATCCCCCGGATCTGCGCCGCGTCCGCCAGCGCCCGTTTCGTCGCCCCGACGTATACAGCGACGGTCTTGACGGTCTCCGACACGCGCTCGAAGGCCATCGTACCCTGTGGTTTCTCGCCGCTGATTTCACCGGTGGCGCCGGTGACATATTTCACGTTCGCCTCAGCGGTCGGCGCGGCCTGCGTCACCTGCGCAGTTTGCCGCACGTATTCCACCACGTCACTGGTCGTCTGCCGGATGCTGATCAGGTCCCGCAGCACCGTCGGATACCGCCCGATCTGCTCATAGATCCCCGTCTGGTCCGTGACCACGAACACGCCCGCGCTCGTCGAATCCAGCCCGGTGATCAACTCCTTGCGCCCCCACAGCCCGAACGACTTGACCATCACCGCCGGCGACATTCCCAGCCGTCCGCTGGTGAATTGACCGCTCGGCGCGACCTGTTTCTTCCACGCTTGCCAGGCCTGGTCCGCCAGGAACCGCTCGCCCAGCGTCCCCTTGGCCTCTTGCGGTTGCGATTGCGGCTCGCCCTGCTGCAGATCGCCCAACAGCTTGCCCAGGCTGGTCTTCAGCTCCGTGTCCCGCTCATCCGTCTTGATCTCGTCGCGGATCTGCATCGCATCGCCGATGAGCTTCATCGCCTGCTCGTGCTCCTCATCGGCCAAGCTGCGCTCTTCCGCTTCCGCCCCATCCACGATAACCTGCGCTTTCTCAAGCAGGTTGAGCATTCGTTCTTTCTTGTTCACCTGATACCTCCTACAGTTGTGCCTTCAATATGTCGATTTGAACCTGCACATCGCGCGGCGACACACCGCTCGGCTTACCGTCCCCGTCCCCGGCCTCGCCTTCGCCGTCCCCCGCGCCATCACCACCAGCGCTGTCCCCAGCGCCGCTGTCCTCAGCGCTTTTGATCGCCACCGTATGAGTATCGATCCCAGCGCCCTCGGTCACTGGCGACACGCCGATCACCTCCAGACGCCTGAGAAACCGCACCGGCATCCCCTCGAACACCCCCTCGTCAGCGTCCGTGATCCGGAACGTGTAGCTCCATTCCTGCATATCCTCCAGGTTCTTGACCACAATATAGTGCTCGTGGCCTGCATCGGTATCCAGGAAGAATTTCCCGTTCACTATAGCCTGGTCGCCCTGTTCAGTGATCATACCCTTGCCGACTGGCGGTGCCTGGTAATTGTGATTCCACGTTTCGATCAGCACGCGCTGCGACCCGAACGCGCCGGGCAGCGTCACATCGTCGTCGTAGTCAATCACATTCAGTGTCGCAAAGACCGCCGAAAACTCTCCTTGCTCTCCGTCGGCCTTGACCTCGATCTTCCCTCGATAGGTTTTCATTCCCATGCTCATCGTTTTACCTCCCGAACTCTACTGAACACTGGCAGTTGGCGTTGTTCTCCGCCCCGCCAGCAGGGTCCCCTGGCCACCGCATCCCGTTGCTGAATCGCTCGCGAATCCCTACCGTTTCCCCGTGCATCGCCAGGTGCTCATCGCGTGGATTGCTGCTGTTCACCCGCCACGTCTTCGTCGCCAATCCCCCGGCCTGCGCTGCCTCATGCGCCCCAAAGTTGCTTGCCGTCGTGATACCTGAAACCGCCTGACGTCGCACCCAACTCGATATGGCTGTCAGGAACAGGTCCTTGACTGCCTCACGTGGCACTGGAGCCCGCAACGCCTCCGTCAATTGGTCCCGGGTCTGGCCGTTGATGTAAGTCGCCTCGATGCGGCTGTGCTCCTGGAGCCACGGCAGCATCCGCTCCTCCGAAACCTCGATTTCCAACCTGGTGGCGAACTCGCTGGCCCAGGTCCCCGCCGTGAGCACGTTCAGCCGGAGAAGGTCCTCGTACAACTCCCGATCCCACCGTTCCTCGTCCCACCACACACCGCCAATGTCGGATTTGCCCGGCTCCTCCGGGATCCGGCTCATGATCGCCGCTTCCTGCCGGCGATAGTGCCGCGTCAGCACCTCGACCCACTTGCGTTCGTGCTGCTCTCGCAGCGCTGGCTGGTGCGTGTCCAGCCCAAGCGCCTTTTGCTCCCCGGCCCCCAGCGCCTTGGGCGGCGCGCTATCCTGCGGGCTCGCCTGCCTGCCGACCAGCATGTTCAGCGGTGTCACCAGCGCGTTCGCATCACCGCCCAGCGCCGGGAGATTGAGCCGTGCCCGCGCCTCGTTCGCCGTCATCCAGGGCCGACCCACCGCCGCCTGCAACGCCGTCACCTGGTCCTCAAATGCCCCAGCCAATTTCTCGGCGATGTTGAACTCGCAGTACACGCCCTGCGTGTCCCCCAGTTCGGGCAGCAATTGCAGTTCGATGTCCTGCTCGATCATCGCCAGCCAGGGACCCAGGCTATCCTGGTACAGGTTCTTGTGCTGCTCACGGATGTTAGAGAACGTCGCGTGGTCGAGAATGCCCACCATCGGCAGAGGGATATGATACGCCCGCGCGCACTCCTCCCGCGTCAGTTTCCGCCCCGCCAGATACTCGCTCTCCTGCGGATTGAACGACCCTGGCCGCCAGGTCATGCCCTCCTCCAAGATCGCCGTCTTGCCGCTGTTATCGCCCCCGGCATATAGTGCCTCGAACTCCGCCTTAAAGCGCGCCCGCGCCGGATCGCTCCACTCCGGCGCTGCCGCCGGTCGCTCGATGACTCCCCCCATCCGCGCCGCGTTCTGCCAGAAATGCTCGCGGTAGTCCCCCGCCGCGTGCTCCTCCGCCAGCACCCGCCGCAACGTCTCGAGCGGCGACAATCCCGTGATGGGGTTCTCCGGGTTGTAGCCGCGAAAGTGGACGATGGCATCCAACGGCACCGGGATGATCTTGCCTCCCACGGTCACCTTGTACCCGGTCGGCACCAGCCCGCCCTCGATCGTTACGTATGGAGGAGGAACCCTCAACAGTCCCAACGTCCCCCCTCTATCGCGCCGAATCTTGAGCCAGTACGCATTGAAATACACGCCCAGATCACCGACCAGCGCTTCGATCAGGCGATAGCGCATCACCTTGTACTCTGCCGGGAGAGGGCGATCCAACACCACCGCCAGCGGATGATCCGTCAATCGCACCCGGTCCGTGTCCGAAACGCGCCGGAACACGTGCAGCCCCAACTGCGCAATGTTCCGCGCGAGAAAGTCCACGCACGTTCGGACGTTCGGCTGCGTGCGGTAAATCGTGGCATAGTCGTAGTTGTACTGGTCGTACATCAACAACGAGCCGTAGGTCGTCAGCGGCCACCAGCCCGACGGCATATCCACCAGCGACACGACACCTTGCACGACTGGCATCAACCCACCACCTGGATAAAGTTCACGTTATCTGCCGGAATCACCAGTTCCCCGACCATCGGCACAACCTCGCCCTTTCCCCGCAGCATCTCGGCATTCCGCAGCACCAGATACCCGCGCCGCTTCCGCCACAGCACCCCGCGAAACGACTCATCCCGCGCCCTGGTGTTGACGATGATCTGCTGCAGAACTGGATAGCGGTTGAACAGTCTCACGCCGCCTCCGGAGGATGTTTGACTGCCGCATCCCAATATCGTCGAACCACCTTGCCGGTGTCGGTGTCCATAACGCGCACCAGGACCTGGCCGAACAGGCATCCACACACCGTGTTGAAGATCCCCAACGGCGTGAGACCGCGCAAGTAGCAGCGCCCGCGCGGGCGCTCCTCTTTCAGATATGTCCTTCCCGCCTGAATGTAGACAGGCGGCTGTGTCGACCCGCTGAGGACCGCGAGCCACACACGCCCGAACAGCAGCGCCGAGAGCCGCTCCCTGACCGGCATCCGCCAGCAAGACACACACTGCTCGCCATCGGTCCACACCGGCAGCGGATCAATGCCCTCGACGTGGAGCTCGAGCGGAGATCGCCTATCACATCGCTCCAAAAGTCCCGCCGGTGCCCCCAACTGCTGGTTGGCATACTCGAACTGAATCGGTTTCATACCGCCTCCAATCCCCGCTCCTCGTACACGCTGCGCTTTGGCGGCTCGTGCCGCAGCGCGCGGTCCAGCGCCATCACCAGCGCCACCATGCCGTCGATCTTCTCGATCGACTTTGCCTTGTCCGGTTTGATGTTGCCCGCCGGGTCGGTCCGCACCACCAGGTTGTTCGCCATCCACGTGAGCACCGGGTTATTGCCGTGCGCCAACTTGTGCTCCAGGGTCAGCCGCTCCAGCTCGCGCATCGGCGGATTCATACTCACGTACCCCTGCCCAAATTGGATCAACCAATCCTCACCGCCGCGCTCCATCAACTCCGTCTGGATCTTCGTCGCGCCCCAGCGGTCGAATGCCAGTTCGTGGATGTCGTACGCCTGCGCGTCCTGGTCGATCTGGTGGAGAATCCAGGCATAGTCGATCACGTTCCCCGGCGTCGCGGTGATGAATCCCTGCCGGACCCAGGCGTCGTACGGCACGCGGTCCCGCCGGCTGCGCTCGATCATCGCCTCCTCGGGTATCCAGAAGCGCGCCAACACCTGGTAGTCATCGCCATCGGCCTGGGGAGGGAACACCAGCAGGAACGCCGAAATGTCGATGTTACTGGACAGGTCCAGGCCGGCGTAGCAGGTACGCCCACGCAGGCCGTCCGCATCCACCGCCTGCCCGCACGCCGTCCAGTGCTCCAAACTGATCCATTTCGTCTCGACCTGCGTCCACATATCCAGCTCCAGCCGGAGGAAGGCATTCAGCGCGCTCGGCATCTCCCTGGCCCGCGCCGCCTTGCGCCGCATGTCGTCTAATTTCTTCGACACCTCCAGATTGGGGTTTGCCTTGACCCAGAGCGCCTCATTCTCCCAATCGTCCTTCTCCCCCTCGTCGAGCGTGTAGATCACGCCGAACCATGTGTCGTCCTCGATCACGCCATCGAGGATCTTTTCCGTGTATTCGTGCTGCTGAAAGCATAATGATTCCCGATCGTAGCCTGCTGTCGTAATCGCGAACATGAGCGGTTGGCGCCGGCTGCCCGTCGCCGTTTCGATCGCATCCCACACTTGGCGTGTTTTATGGGCGTGCACCTCGTCGACCAGCGCCCCGTGGACGTTGAGGCCATCGAGCGTGTCCGCGTCCGCCCCCAACGGCTCAAATTTGCTGGCCGTATCCACGATGTGGATGTTGTCACGGAATATCGTCACCTCGCGCCGCACTGCCGGCGATGATTTCGCCATTCGTGTGGCCTCGCTGTGCGAGATCCGGGCCTGATCCTTCTTCGTCGCCACAGAGTAGATCTCCGCGCCCGGTTCCCCATCCGCCAGCATCAGATATAGCCCAATGCCCGCGGCCATCGTCGACTTGCCGTTTTTCCGGCCGCACTCGAGGTACGAGGTACGGAAGCGCCGCGTCCCGTCCTCCCGCTTCCACCCGAACAGCGATGCAATCACGAACTGCTGCCACGGCTCCAGGTGCAAAGGCCGGCCCGCCCATTCTCCCTTGGAATGCTTCAGCAACGAGAAAAACGCCACCGCCTGGCGCGCCGTCTGCGCATCGAAATGCAATCCACGCTCGGGACCGCGCTCCAGATCGCGCTTGTGCCGCTCGCACGCCAGCCGCGCCCACTTGCACGCGACCTGTCGCCCGGCCAGTACATCATCGACGTATTGGCCAGCCGTGAACTCAATCGCCATCGTCCACCATTTGGAACAGCATCTCGGCCAGGCTCGGCTCATCCTCCGCCACGGTCACCTTCAGCCGCGAACGCTCCGCCGGCGTCAGCCCGAACTCGCTGAGCATCTGCCGCATCTGGGCCCAGCCTTTGTTCGCGATGTGGAGCCAGGGATTCTGGTACAGGTTGCCCGACTCGGCGACGAGTATCACCCCGAGGCGCTCGACCTCGCGCTCGGCCTTCATCCATCTGGCCGCGACCGCGCAGAACATCGCCAGCGCGTACCGGTCCACCACCGTGAACAGGCCGGCCTCGCGCAGGAGCTTGCCCAGGTCCCGCCAGACTTCTGCTGCAGAACTCGACAGAAACGCGGGCGCTCGGGGCGTGCGCTCTGGCACCTTGAATCGTGGCTCAGCCGTATTCATTGGCCGCCTGCCAGGATTGCCGGAGAGAACCTTTATTGAGGTCGGTTTTGGCTTCCTACCACGCATCCAAACTCGTTTGCACCCTTCGAGGCGCGCACCCCCCCCCCCTGGTCAATTTCGCGGGTGTTTGCGTTGGGT